GGTGGTGGTGGGGCTCGTGGTGGCGTGGGGCCAGACCTATCGGCCGCAGGCTGCCCCGGTCACGTCGTATCGACCCCCGGTGCAGTACGCTCGCTGGGGGAGTCTGCCAGGGTATCCAGCGTCGGGAGGGTACTGTCTGGATGTGCCGCCAGCCCGTTAGGCCACTTGCCGTGTGGGCAATCGTTGCCCCTGTCGAGTGCGTGTGACGCGATCCGGCACTGGCAGTGGATCAGGCTGCATGTCAGCCCAGATCGCCACCTGCATCCCTCGCACGCCTTCAGGCGCTCGCGATACTCTCGGCGAGTCTGTACGGCCACGCCTCCGCTGTTCCATTCGCGGGCGGCGATAACAAACGCTCGGATGCGCATTCGATCAACTCCCGTGCGGGCATTGTCAGGGCCAGCGGCTGCGGCATCTCGGGCTCATGGGAGAGATACCAGCCCACCAACTTGTCGTGCGCGTCAGCGTCCAGAATCGCCGCTCGCAGCCGTTGCCGCATTTCTCCAGAGACAGACACCAGCAGCTCCACGACGTTCCGCGACAGTCGGCCCGTGGTGATGAAATCCACCGCTGCCAGACACCTAAGCTGATATTCCCAGAACTCGGCATCCAATCGCTCCCGCATCTCTCGCGGCATCGCCTGCTCGTCGCTCAGGCCGAGGGCTCGCCGACATGCCAACGCTTGCCCAGCGAACCGCAGGAACTCCCGTTCGCTGTCCCTCAGCACCTGTTCCCCCTCGATCAGGTCGAGACGCTGCCGCTGGATGTCGAGCTGCCTCCGCTCAGTCGGCTCCTGCCGCTCCAAATCGGCCAGTTCAAGCTCTGCAATTCTCCGCTGGTAATACCCGTCTCGCAGACCTCGCCATCGCTTGTGGGTCTCCCTGCACGCCTGACGGTAGCAGCCATAGAGCGTGCCCCCGCTCTTCGCTGTGATGGCGTTGTCGATCTGCCATGTCGAATGAAAGTGTTCGTTGTCCGCGAGAATGGTTGTCAGCATGAAGCCCCGGCCCCTTGTTGTCTGCCGTCACCCGAAATATCTGTCAACGATGTCCATGCACCCGAGGTGTATTCTTCATGATCCTTGAGCCAGTTTGCAGAATTATCCTGACCAGTAGTTACATAGCCTGCGTCTAGAGTTGACACACCAGAAGACGCCACCCATTGGCGGGCAGGGGCTGGCCCCTGTGTCCCAGCCGTCCATGTGTCGGTCGATTCGGTGTAATAATCCAAATCGCGAATTGTTAGACCCGTTGTTTTTTTGCCGTACGCAATGTAGCCAATGCCAGACAACACAAACACACCGCCCGTAATTCGCACGGCAGAGCAGTCTGTTTTTGCGGACCATGAATCTGCTGAAATATCATAACGATCGTTGTCTGCTGTGTTGTTGAATGCCGCGTTGACACCTCCCACCACAAACCCGTAGCCATTGATTGAAAATCCGTGTCCGACATATCGGGCCGGTGCACTAAGATTTGTCTTGCCAGTCCATGAATCAGACGCAGGAACATATGAATCGTTGTCTGATAATGGATTAAACGTGGACAAGTCGCGTCCACCACAGACAAACATATCCACAACCATAAATGGCATTGCTTGATATCTGGCTGGACTCGGCCCGCTAGTCAATCCGCTCCAAGCATCTGATGTAGACGTGTATTTCCTTGCATCCGTTGTAACTGCTGCATCTGATCCGTATGCGTGATATGCAATTCCATTTTCAATATACCCACAGGCTGGCGCAACATTGGCCACGGCAGCGGATGTGATAGCGGACCACGCTGCTGATTCGTATTTGTAGCCAGTTGCTAGCGCTGTTCCTGGTGATTTTGTTCCAAAAAACACATGGTGGTTTCCTGTAACGGCAGCACCGCAGCAATAGCACCCCGATTGCCCCGTGAAGAACTCAGGGGTTCGCCCGCTGTATTTCCAAGGCTCGCGGTGGATTAGCATTCGGCCGCCGTGATCTCAAATCCCCACGGGAGAGTCCAGACAAACACCCATTTCCCCGACGCGATGTTGCCGAAGCGGTTGTAGGCTGTCACGTTGTCGGTTGTGTCCGTCAGGCTGGACGGGTCGGTCCCCGAGTAGATCGAGATTGTCCCGTTCGCCCCTTTGTTGTGCGCGGCATCCGTCTTCCCGATCTGCGCATAGTCAAACTGCAACGGTGTCGTATTCGCACGCTGTGCCTGCGGTACGGACTGCCACCCCTCGACAGTCCGCACCGTGTCGCGAATTCGCCCGACCGCATCAGCGTTGAACTGCCGCATCAGGGGGCCCCACTCTCTTCGATCGTACACCACGCGAACGGGCCTTGCATCCCGGTCGATGACGACACTGCAAGGGCGATCGAAAGGATATCACCGACAGCCAATGTCGTGGCCGACAGAGTGCCGTCGATTACTGCCTTATCGCCCGTCGCGTTGGTGATCGTGACCACGCTGGAGAGAACCGTTGTCCCGTTTTTCTTCAGGTCGAACGTGACACTTGCAGCCGTGCCGGTGTCGTTGCAGAGGGCCGCGAACTGCCGGATGGTGCCCGCGACTTCGCAGACATACACGATCTCCTCCCGGGCAACCGGGGTGGCTCCGATCGCAAGAGCGAAGTTGGTCGACGCTCGGTACAAGTGCTGTTGTTTGTCGGCATCGATTCTTGTTCCGCTGCTGATGTGCTGGTCTTCGACCGAACCGGCATCGAGTTGAATTGTTCCTGTGATGCGTGCCATTAGGTCACCCCTGGGAGAATGCTGAAGTTGCGGGCGTAGTAGACGGTGAATTCACGGTACACCGCGTTGGTCGGTGTCGGGTCGCTCAGCACAGCCCCAGAACCGTTGAGCAGTCGGGGGCTGGACACGGGCCGAGGGGGCGTTGAGTTGTCCATGATGTGCTTGCGGTTTGTGCCGTCCTTGAACCGCAGTCCCTGATCCAGCACCTTCAGCGGAATCCATTTATCGCGACGGACTTCCACGACGTAGCTGAACTCGAAGTAGTTGTAATCCCCCTCGATCTTCAGGTCTCCAACACGGATGTTCGACAGCTTGGCAGTGTACTGCGGGAGGCTCAATCCGCGGATTGTGATTGCCGAATTGTTTACCGCGTTCTCGTAATCCAAGATCCACGTTGGCAGGTCCGCGACGTTCTTTTTCACACGGAACGTCCAGAACGCTTGATCGATCTCAATTGGCGGATCGAAGTAATCTCCGGCCGAGTTGAGAACCGCCTTGCTGTCGATGTCCTGCCAGATCGCCCGCTTGTAACTCGCCGTCTCGATCTCGATCTGGGCTGGCCTGTTCAGCGGGTTCTCTTCCTGTTGATTCTCGCGGATGGGCTTGGATGAATACTCCGCCTCGATGGTCCACTTGCGCGGGGCTCCGTCGTCCTGCGTCACCTTGACGTTGCGGCAGGAATGCCCGACGAGAACCGGATGATAGGAGACGTAGGGCAGCGGGAGGATCGAGTTGTCCAGACCGTACTGGTACACGTCCGCCGATGTATGGAAGTTGTGGCTCGTGACACACAACCATTTCCGTGTGCTGCTCGAATCAAACGGCAGGGAGTAATCCAGACTCTGGCCGCTCACCTCGCTCATCTTGATGATTGCCATCAGTCGATCCCAATTCCTTCTTCACCGACCAGCCCTTCGAGGGCGTCAAGTTGCTGCTGCTGGATCGCCAGCCCCTGCTGCTGGAGTGCCACCAGTTGCCGCTGGTAATCCTCGCCGCGCATACTCCCGAAGATCGCCGACAGGGCTTCCCGCGTCCCTTGCTGTGCGGCTCCGACTGCCTTGGCTTCCGTGGGCTTGATCGCTTCAGTGGGAGACTCTGCGGATTTAACCTTGGGTGTCAGGGGCCTCTTGTCGATCGCCCCCTGCATGGCCTCCATCGTGCCAGCCATGTCCGCCGCAAGCTGACCCTCCAGACCCGATACCATCTCACCCAGTGTCTTTTCTAGTTCGGTCGGAACGCGGTCACTTATCGTTGCGATGTCCCCAACCGTCGACTCGAACCCCTCCAATAGCGGGGTCCATGTCATCTCAAGCGCGGTCATGCCGCCACTGGAAATGTAATCCCAAATCGCCGTCATGTTGGCGGCGATGTTGGTGCCGAGGTTGGTAAACGCCGTCTGCGTGATCGACAGGGCGTCAGTCCACAGGTTGCCCCAGTTGTCCAGAAACCACTGGAAGTACACCGGCAGTTGGTCGGTGAAAAAGTAAGTCACCGCGTTGCCCGCTTGCACCATCGCCAACACGGTTTTGGTACCGAGAAGCTCGAAGTACGTGCCGAGGTTGGCGACCACAGTTGCCGCCACCTGTACGGCAGGGACAACAAAGTCACGCAAGGCCGACCCCGCCGCTGTGAACCGCTCCCCCATTCCCTCCGCCACCGGCAAGATCGATGCCGTGATCAGCGATGCCACCGCCTCCAGCGACGGCAAGAACACTGCCCCAATCCCCTCCGCCACATCCCCCACGATGTTGCCGATCCGTGTGAACGGGCTCGACATGGCCTCCGCTGCCCCACCAAATTCGGTCTGTAGTTCCTTCAGGATGATCGCTTGGGCCCCGGCGATGTTGCCCGCCTTGGTCATCTGCGCGATCTGGGCCTTTTGCTGCTCGGTGAATGACACGCCGACGCGAGACAGTGCTTGAATGCCCTTGATCGGATCGTTCAATGCTTTGCCGATCTGCACGACTGACGATTGCAGGTCTTGCCCCATCACGGCGGACAGGTTTTGCGCGGAGACAATCGCACCTTTGAACACGTCCCCTTTGATCTGTGTGAACGTCGCCAGAACGCCAGCCGCCGCTATGGTCGCGTCGTCCTCGAAGTCTGTGACCAGTTGCAGGTCACCAGCCAATCGCCGGATCTCGTCGCCAGTGACACCTGCCGCCCCGCCTGTCGACGCCAGCACGGCATCGAGTTTGGCACCGGATTTTTGGGCGTCGATTGCACCGGTCACCATGCCGGACACTCCGCCAACAAATGATTTCAGGGCGAACGTGATCGCCGAGAATTTCGCCATCCCGGACAGCACACCGCCTGATACCGCACCCTTCAGCATTCGTGCCTGTTGGCGGGCAAGCTGGGCCTCCGTCTTCGCTTGAATTGATGCGACCTTTGCCCCACTCTCGCGAGTCACGGCAATGGCTTTGGCGAAGCCCACGCCGACCGATGCCGACGCTGCCCCCACGGATTTGATAATGTTCGACATGCTGCGCGACACATCGACCGACGCCTTGCCCGCGCCGGTCGCCAGCTTGCCGAATCCCCCCGCGGTTGTGGCCGCCGCAGACGCCACCGAGGATGCCACGTTGCCGACCACAGCGGAAGCCGCGATCATTGGCCGCGAGAATCCCGAGGTGTCAGCGACAAGATTCGCGACAAGGTTACCGATCACCGCCATGTCGCACCCTCCTCATTCCTGCTGCCACTTCGTCAGGGGTCATCTCTCGCGGCTGCGGTTTGTCTTGCGGCCGGAATGCGTCGGCTACCTTACTGTACTCCATCTTCGCACCCCATGCACTGCCGAGAATCGTTGTCTGGACGGCCGCCCTGTGATCGTCGCCAAACTTGCCCCAACCCTCGATCTGGGCAAAGGCTTTCAGGATCGTCAACTCCCGCCGAGTGAGGGTGTCCAACAGGGTCTCCCAGTCTGCCAACCGATGATCATGCGCCGCGAGTCGCATCACCCACAACACATCATCATCGGCCGTCAGTTTTTTACTGCGGTGTCCAGCTTACCGGGGTTGGAAATCTTGGCGACAGCGTCGGAGAGTTGCTGGATCACGTCGGTGGGGATGTCTTCAATCTCGGGATCGTCGACCGAGAAAAGAGGCTGACCCTCCGAGTCGGTCACCACAGACGCCACCATGAACCTGATCAGATCTGTGTTCTTCTCGGCTTTCACCAATGCGTCGAACTGGCCCGCCTCGCGGAGAGTCAGGGGGCGCACCATCACGGTTTCCCCGTTGATCTCAATGGGCTTGGGCTGTCGTTTCAGCAATGCTTTTCGGCTCACTCGTCGTCCTCGTCCTCAGTGTTGTCGGGCAGTTGGTCGTAATTCGGGCCGGGCTTGTATGTGCCGTCGGGGTTGTAGCCGAGGATGACTTCGGCATCGTAAAGATGGAAGTCTTCGGGGTGAATCCCAGCAGACAGCCTACGGGCCGCGTGCTGGGCCTCCGCACGCTGTGCCGCGTTCATGCTGGCCGCAATTCGGCACTCTTCGTCGGCAGGCTCGGCAACGCCCATTCGGACCAGCATGTAAGAATCTGGCCGCTCGAGGATCGCCCCGAGTTCCCAAAATGTTGCGGTCTGGTTTGCACCGTTTCGCCAGACCGTGCGCTCCACGGTCTGGATCTGCTCGTCCTCAGACAGCACGGCAGACGGGCTTACCTCGATGTCATCACGGATGATACGGGCCTGCATCAGGTGGACCACCCCGGATCGCCGGTCACAGTGTAAGTCACGCTCCCCTTGAGCCCGTCTTCCATTGCGACGGTAACGCCGAAGTCAACACCCGCCGACGTGAAAGATTGATTCGTCGCCGCCGTGTCGGCATAGATGAGCTTCATTGCATTGGTCGCGGGAGTCGCGATCAGATCGGTGATCGCCTGATGCCCGACCAAAGCCGGATCGTAGAACAGTTCGGCAGCCACCGTGCCGGGGTTGCTATAGCCTGCTGGGGCAGCCGTCTTGTAGGTGCCACCATCGAGGGTCGTTGAGTCAAAAGTTATCGAACCGCTCCCGCTGTGATCGATGCTCAGCAGTTGTGCGATGTCGACAAGACTCGCGGAAACTGTCTGCTGAAGCTTGGTCCCCTTGCACTTCACAATAGCCATGGGTGGCCCTCCTAAGTGTGCTGAATGATGAAAGACAGTGAGCGCACGTAATGACGCTGGTCTCGACCGTCGCCGAGGTAGACCGTGTCATCACGTGCGTTGTCCAACAGAACCGCGTTGATGGTGTCACTCGTGCCCGCCGCTCCGCTGTAGTCCCGAAGGAACGTCTCGACCGCAGCCGCGAGAGTGATGACCGCGGGCCGATTGCTGGCGTAACAATCGATGTCGATGTCAGACCGCCGCATCGTTCCGCCAGTCCCGTCCAGTCGCTTGTACGGGTCGTGGGAAGTCAACGTGATCAGAACGTAGGGGGGCTTTACGCCCTCGACTGGATGATCCAAGAACACCGCATCGATCGACAGACCGCCGACAGTCTGGGCTGGGGCCAGCGTCGTGATAGACGACTGTGCGAGAAGCAGGGTACGAAGTCCGATCTCGATGGCCATCACTTGCCCTTCCGCTTGGCGATGTCCTTCGTCAGCCGCTGCCAGACGCGTTTTTCCATCTTGGCAATCCCGGCCTGTGTCTTCGCCTGCACGCCCTCGCGGACAACGTCGACCACAATGGGAGGCATCTGGCCCGTGTTCCAATTGGTCACGTCTTGTAACTTGCGACCAACGTACATTCGCGTCTGCTTGACGGTTCGCCGCTTGGTGCCCAGTGCTGCCCAATGGACATTTCGTGCAGCGATTCCAACGCCCTTTGGCTTGCCCGCCTTCGTCACATTGTTCCCGCTGCGGGTTGCCCCCAGCTTGCTTGTGCGGGCGACAGAAAACCCTGCCTTCGCCCCCTGTCGTTTGGCCGATTGCTTGGCGACGCCACTGCCCACCAGTTTTTTCAAATTCTTCAGCGGGGCCGGAATCTGCTGGCGGATGCCTCGCGCAAACTCACCCACACACGCTGACAGACCGGATCGCACCGCCGCCTTCACCTTTTTGTCTGCCAGGTTGGCGAGTGTCAACTGAAGCAGCTTGTCGCCGCTCAGTTTGATCACTTCCGCCTTCATCTGGGCCGATAGGCGGGCAGATTTCTCCAGCCGCATCCGCGCCATCTCTGCCCGTGCTGGCCTAGCCATCAGTGGCCACCTCCACGCACGCGAACCGCACCATCTCCTGCTCCTCGTCCACGTTGATTGGAGGGCCGGAAATCGAAAGGATGCGAGAGTCCAGAACGAGCCTGTGTTTCACCGTGATCGACTTCGTGACGGGGTCGGCGCGCATCGTGATCTGGTGGGAGATGTCTGCCGCCACCTCGACGCCCCGGAAGAACTCACGGCTACCGCGTGTCGCCACGTGGCACCACCGTTCGGCGTAAATCACCCAGTTGCTGGCCGAGGTCTCATCGATCTGCCCAGCCGCGTTGATGGTTGCAGACAGCCTTTCGATGGTCACGCGATTGGAGAGGCTCCCGCCCTTCATGCGTAGTTCCCCCACCGCAGACGATCACAGAGGGCCGAATATGAGAACTCGATCTCCTTCGAAATTGTGCCAGTGATCGACGCCTCCGCATTCTCCAACCAATGGGCCGCCAGCAGCCGGATAGCCTGCTTGGAATCCTCTGGCACCGCAGACGCTGCACCGTACCCGCTGGTGTACGTGACCGCGACGGCCGACAGTCGGTCGTATGTCGTCGGCCAGGTCTGCCCGAATGCAGGCCGGATCAATGCGGGCTCGGCGTAGATGTCGCTCTCGTAGGTTGCACCCGCGAGAGTCTGTTGTACGTTCAGAGAGTCGTAATAGGTGATCGAAACGATAGATTGAACTGGGGCCACGTCGAGAACGATCCACGACGGGAGGTAGTCGAGATACAGCACCCGCGTCTTAGTGCAGAGGTCTCGTCGCGTGTCTTTCTCCAGCAGTGCCCGGGCCGCTGTCAGGTAGCCTTGAATCTTCGCGTCTTCGTGGTTGTGGTCAATTCGCGAATGCAGTTTGAACTCATCCACGCTGACAGGCTCGACCGTTGGGCCAACAGATACGCGCGATGTGTGCCTCACGCGGTGCATCGACTCCAACGGCCGGGCCCTGTCCCACATTGTCAGCGTCCCCTGCGAGAGAAGCGAACAGCACGCTCCGCAGCAGCCGGTGCCACTGCGGTTTCCATGCCGTCATTTGCGGGTCTCGCAATCTTCCGCCTGATCAGTGTGTTGGCCACGCCGTCAGGTGGAGTGATCACGATTCCCGCCTTGTATCCCTGCCATCTTTGCAGGAGTTCAATCCTCATTACGGCACCCGGACAATGTTGCCAAATCCGCGTTCACTGGCCGAGACCGGATGGTCCGACGCACGCGACAAGAGCGCGAACGCCGTCAGAAACGTACCCGCCGCGCCGTCGCCAGCAGTGGCCACGAGATCGAAGTAGCGCTTGCGTCCCCGCAGATCGACTTCGAACTTGAAGCACTTGTTGTCGTCGGTGGCAATGGGTAGTGCCGCCGTTGTCCCCGCGATGCCCGCCGACGTGCCGTAGATCAGGCCGGTCACGTCGGCATAGCTGCCGTCAGTGTCCGACTCCTGTAGCTTCAGGGCGGTCATGGCAATATCAGTGGCACCCAGAAACACGAAGACTTCGAGGTACTCGAATCCAGCGGTGTCAATGCTGGCGGTCGTGTAGCTCGCGTTGTCAACGATCGCAGCCGGGGGAGTGATCGACACAAACTTGTTGAATTGCGATTGGTTCATGGATCGTGCTCCTTAGCTGCCGGGGGTGGAAAGCATGATCACCGGGCCAGCGACAGACGCCGTACCGCGTTCATGGTAATTGACGTCGAACCGCTCGGTTCCCCGAATCGCCAACTGATCGAATTCGAAATACCGGCTTCCGTCCACCTGAATCGAGATTCCGCGACGGGTGCCCATCGTGGCCGCGAGTTGCAGGTTGCCGAGGTAGACGAGTCCATCGGTCGAAGTCTGTGCCGTGGTCGTGGAGTTCATAACCTGCACGATTTCCACGGGGAACCCGAGGAATTGCAGTGGAGCGCCGCCAGCCACCTGGGCCACCGTGTTGCCACCAGCCGCTTCAGCCAGCCGCAGCATTGAGTTCGCCCAGCCGACCCGCGAGACGTACCAGCGGGCTCCGGCCACCGCGAACTGCGGCAGCTTGCCAACCATGCCCTCGAAATCCTCGAGGTCCAGCGTACTGAATGCCGTGTTGCCAGTCGCGGCAGTGACCTTCGATCCCGCCGCCGTGCCAGCCTTCAACCCGACGATGCCGCCATAGGTCGAAGTGCCGTCCCCGTTGAACGCGCACTCGTCCTCTTTGTCGGCGAACGAGTAGGCAATTTCACTCGCCAGATCGTCCGCGATTGACAGGATCGAGTCTTCGTTCAACTCGCTGGAGTAGCGGCACAGAACCGCCAACTTCCGGGCCACCAACTGCACCGCGTCCCATCCCTTATCGCTCGCCGTGATCTCGGCATTCTCCGCCACGAAGTAGGCAGTGAGTCCGCTCGCACGCCTGGGGATGATGTGGCTGTCAGTGCTCATCGGCATCACCCGCAGGGATCGACGGGCAACGCCCCTCTCTTCCCGCAGATCGATGATCGTCGACTCCAGCACCTCCGGCACAGAGTAGCCGCCGAGGCTGTTCGTCGTGGTCGCAAGGGCTCGGGTCTCGATCCCGTTGTCAGCACACCACTGGGCCGCCCGCGTATCGCCGCCGACAGTCGCCAGCAGCCATTGGCCAGCAGTGTAGGCGTCACGCTGGGCGTCCGCACCCTTGAACGATCGCAGGGCTTTGGCTCGCCGCAGCGTGCGGATCTCGACAGGCTTCGTGGGCTCGACGATC